AGTCCAGCGCCAATTATTAGCCTGCGCCCGGCAAATAAAAGAGGAGCAGAAAAAAAGCATGAGCGAGCAAGAATTAATTGTTAGCTATCTTGAAGAAACGGCTGAAGAAATTAAATCTGCCACCGTTGATGCCCATTATTTAAAAATAATTCTATTTGAAATAAATCAGGCATTCGTTGGAACAATCAAAGCGATTGAGAATGAGCAAGAGCCATTCAACGCGCCGACACTTGCAGATTTACATTGTGCGGAGTAATGATGAAAATATTCATGGGGAATGATGGACTCAGTAATTCTATATCGGTTCGGATTGTTCATGAGGGAAAGTTTATCGTCTTGCAGGGAATCCCATGCAATGATTGCCGCCCTATTTATGGATGTGAATTAGACGATGGCGAATCTGCACGCTTAAAAGAATGGATAAATAGAAATGACCAATTACGACAAGAAACGTAAACGCCAAAACGGGCGACAAGGGGGAAGCCAATCTGAACGGCAGAGAATTTACCAAGAGGGATTCTTTGCCGGTCAAGGGCAAGTTATCGACAGAATGATTGAGGCGGGTATTTTACCGCCCGTAAATTTTGAAATGGTTCCCACTACAAAAGAGCAATTTGCAAAGGAGTATCCTAGTGATCCAGAAAGCCTGTGAAAAATGCGGCCTTATTCAATTATGGGATATCATTTGGGGATTGTGTATTTGCGATTCAAAGGAGGCCCTATTATGGGGCTGCCCTCCAAAAGAAAAAGTATTAGAAATCCAACCAGACTGGGAGTATGATGAAACCGCAATTATACCACCACCAAAAACTCGCCCCTATTTTATCAGCGAGGCGCAAAAAGAATTGATCGATTCTAAAATGAAATCCCACACAGTTATCTTCTTTAGAGGCAGACGTCACCGCTAAATCTGATTACTGCGATAATCAGACTTAAGGATTACTATTTTTGCTAAGTGCTTGTTTAATAATCATAAGTTTGTAATTACAAAACAATGTTTGTAAGTACAAAACTTATACTAACAAAATGGGCACATTATGTACAAGAAATTAGTACAATTCCCTCTCTAGTTGCAAGATAAGATTTCAAATAGGTCGAAATCATTTCTTTCGCCGCTTCAAATCCCCAAACAAACGCAAATTCATAATGTCGCCACTTTTTACGCTCAGCAAACTCTAATTGTTCCTTCGTTGGTTTATTTTTACCGACCTTTAACTCAATCCATAATCCGGCCTTACCGTTTAATGGGATCGCCAAAAAGAAATCGGCCACCCCTTTTTTAACGCCCATCCGTTTTAAGGTGCGTCCGGTTTGTACCGAGCATTTTCTCTCATTAGCAAAATGATGGAAATCATCAGCTAATTCGGGGAACTGATAATTGAACCAGTTAACTATATTAATATGTTCGGCCTGCTCTTTGCCTAACGCCATCTTAAAATCCTTGTCTCATCATGAGGGCGACTTGTTTTGCTCTATCGCCTACCTGTTTCGCCCATTTACTATCCAGCGCCTCTCTAGCAGCGTTGGTGTAATCCTTGGCGGTTAATGCCATTATCATTTTTCTGAAGCCTAGTAAGCGCCCTATACCTAGGTTAAAGCACATATTCATTAAGGCGTATTGTACGTTTTGGGGTTGATTGACATACCACGGATATGGGGCGAGTTCCCTTTGACAGCGAGCGAAATCGTTATCAAACAGGTAATCAGCTTCTTCTTTAGATATGCCGTTGTCTTCAATATTACGACCCCATCCTATTGTTAGTTTCCCCACAGTGTCTATATAGGGATGCGATTTGAACGCTTCGTTCTTCTTGATCCAATCCTTTAAGTTCGTCATCACAATAATCCTCATTGTAATAATTCCATCCAAACGCTCGCACCGCGTAATACATCATGGACGCGCGAAAATGAGACACGCCATCGTTGCGAAGCATGTGATAGAAAATCAAATCCGTTTGAAAGCGTGTAAAATCACAAGTTTTTCGATAAAACCAGTCATGTACTATGGCAGGTCGTATTAATGATGAATGAGCAGGGGCCATGATAGGCCATGCTATTTTTGGAATACTGGCTAAGTCTGTTTCAAAGTTTTCAGGAATATAGAACTCTTCACCGTTAATAGTGAAATTGATGCGTTTACAGGTTAAATAATGATAATCAATAAGTGGCTTAATGCACGTATTGTTCAAAAACTCCGTCTTAAGGTGCTCTTCTTTAGCAGAGCACCCAGACAGAGACAACATTAAAACAAGCACCAATCCGTGGCACTTCATAACATTATGCGGCAGCGCGTATTAACTGATAGTTAAATACGGTATCAGCAGCAGGGTCGCCAGAGAACGTAATAGTCAACGTATCATTAGTTACAACGGCCTGTAATACAGTCACATTGTTCGTGCCGTTATTGACTATTTGTACAAATGCTCTGTCACTAGCAGCCAAAGCACCTGTTACTGTGAACGCTTCAGTTGCAGAACCACCAGTTGTAGTTGGTTGGCCCATAAACTTAATAACGCCCGCGGGTGCAATACCTGCGCCAAGCATTGCAAGCAACACTTTGCCAGCGCCGATTGCTGTTACCCCTGTAGCACCAATAGTGATATCACCACTTACAGTCGTATCAGTTGGCACACCTGCGTTACCTGCAATGATATGGCCTGTAGCTAATGTGGCAAGTTTACTAAAGGCAATTGCCGCGGCAGCGTTAATATCTGCGTTGACGATAGCTCCTGCTTGGATTGAGGTAACACCGGTATTGGTTATCGCTATGTCACCGGTCATGGCAACGGATGTTGGCACGTTTCCAGCACTACCCACTAAAATATTACCGCTGGTTAAAGCCGCTAATTTTGAGTAAGCAATGGCAGCAGACGCATTAATATCCGCGTTCACGATAACACCGGCCGCAATTCCGAATACTCCGGCATTGGTTAGGGTTATATCGCCTGAAGGGGTAACACCTGTTGCCACGTTTGATGCATTACCTACAAAGATGTCACCATCTTGCAAGGTATTGGGCAAGCCACCACTTGGCGCTAGTTCGTCAAAAGTATTGTTGACTGCATTATGGGTGAAGAACCCAATTTGAGCGGGCGAATAAAACATTAAGACTAGATCGGTTTCAGTCCATTGGAATTCACCGTTTTGTAGCAATTCTATATCAGCGGCAATATCAGCGCCGGTTAGGTATCCGGTTGTAGTGATTGTGGCCAGTGTATCGTCTGAAACGATGGTGACAATATTTGGGTTGCCATCAAAGTTACGGGCAATTGCAGTTATGCTCATTTAAAAATCTCCTTATAATTAATTTAGTAAGTCATTTACTATTTATTTAAGCTTTCTACGTCTTATCCTGTCTAAATCATCCACACCTAAATACCCGACACCTTCAGCGGCCGCATCGGTTCTAACGCCGTATTTACCAGAGTCTTTTGCGCTGTCAATGAGCTTATCATGACCTGCGTAATTGCCTCTGCCCTCACGAACTTCTATTTTCTTACGGGGGGTTTCATCGTAAGCCATGATTCGCTCCTTGATTATTTGCAATCCTTTTTCATTGGCATTTTCTTTTTAACCATTTTTGGCTCTTTTGATTCAACGTTCCTAACGTTTTTCTCAGCCATTTTTTTACCCGGTTTTTTGTTCATTACCCTTTGCCTCCGCGGTTGCCTTTATCCAAAATCCTATTGGCTTTAGCATCAATTTTAGCTTTCGATGATTCTGAAAGCTTCCCTTTGTTTTCCATCTGCGTGGCCCGCGCCTTAGCATTCGCGGCATGGGCCTTATCCGGCATCGGGTACTTCTTCTCACCCGGTAAACCGAAATCTGATTTAGGCAACTTGTTCCTGCTCTTGCTGCTCAACTTCGACATGGCAACCTTCTCCTTGGTCTTCTTTCACCGGTTCCGGGCTTGGCTGTACTCCTTCAAGTTTTTGTTGCTCACCAATTAAATGAGCCACTTCTTGAAGATGGCCTGTAATCATATGGAAATTGGCTTTCGCCTGTTCCATTTGCTCACCTAAAGCGGCTAATCCGGCTTTAGCTTTTTGAAATTCTTGTTGCAAAACCTGTGCACGACCCAATAAAACTTGTAAACTCATTGTAAATTTCCTTATTAAATTAAAATTCCACCTACTACATTATAGTTGTTACGTCAATTATTCAACATACATGGCCGTTGGGTACGGATTATCTGTTTCTGTCTGGGTTGTTGCATTCCCTGCTATCGATTCACGCCCAACCATAGTGCCTGTTAAGCTGCTCAATACTTTAATCGTTTCATCTAAGTCATGAAGCTCTATTTCAATATCTCTTTTTCTCAAAACCATTTCTTTTATTTGTTTTTGCAAATGTTCAACAACCCAGCTCATCGTCAATCCTCTAAGTTACCAGCTAATTAATGGAAGTTCAGTTAAGAATTCCTCTGCTGATACTATATCACGATCACCATTTTTTGCTTTCTCAAATTCAGTAATACAGTACACCCATACGGCATCACGCCAAGCAATAAATGTTTGAGCCTCACTAGTCCATTGCATAACGGTACTATTCACATAAGAGGCACACGCCACGGCATCATCGTAGTTTTTTCTTTTAGCTGTTTTATTTATTAATTCATCAACCAAGACCAAAATAGCAGATTTTAATTGATTTAAAAAAAATACAGGCTGCATTTCAGATTCATAAGCCATGATTTCATCATGGTTTGGTTTAGGTATAGGTAAATCCCAGCGGTCAACAACAATGCCAAGGCCATCATTTTCATCTTTAAATGACATTTTTTGTTCAAACCATGCCTCTGGATATTTGGTTGTTAATATTTCAAATACATCCATGATTAGTCCTTATGAATATTCCCAAACAATAATAAGTCCGGCTGCACCCGTACCGCCAGCAAAGCTCGATCCAAGTGATACACCACCGGAGCCTCCACCACCATAAGCACCCGCGTTATTTCCCGCACTAAGGGTTACAGAATTAGCACCGCCTCCATAATGGCTATCGGCACCATTTCCGGCAGAAGCAACGCCCCCTGCAACGCTACTGGATTGACCTGCGGCTCCAACA